TCCAAGATGTATTTTTGGTAATGGAAATCTACCAACTAGTTAATAATTAATAATAAACATTAATTACTAAAGAGGGGCGGTGTTCACATCGCCCCTTTTTTTATGTATAATAAAAAGACCTAGAAAATATAATTTTGTGGACTGACTAGGCAGACGGTATAGAGACTACAAAATAAAACGCTATACAAGGAGAATATTATGGCAAATACTACATTTGACGGACCAGTCAGATCAAAAAATGGTTTTATTAATTTAGGACCTGCTGCAGTCAAAGCTGAAACTTTGGCTACAGACTTAACTGTTGCTAATCACGCAGGAAGACTTGTAACGATGGACCCAACGGGAACACCAACTGCAATAACATTACCAGCAATTGTTTCAACTGCTGATTCTGCTATCGCAGGACCAGGAAGCGATCCAAATAACGCAAACACAATTGGTACAACTTTTGAAATTCTTTTTATTGACAATTTCACAGGAACTATCAAGACTGCTAACACAGCTGACAAATTTGTTGGTGCTGCTACAGTCGGTATTACTGCGTCAACAGCTGGTAAACAATTTCAAGTTTCAACTGGTGACAATGAAGTTAATCTTAATGGTGAAGCTGGTGGATCTAATGCTACAACAGGTGGTTTAAAAGGTTCAAGAATCAAATTTACTGCAATCGCAGCTAACTTATATGCTGTAGAAGGTCAGTTACTTGGTAATGGAACAATTGCAACACCTTTTGATGCTCAATAATAATTAATTAGTGGCTCTCTTAGGAGAGCCACAACTAAAGGAGAAAATTATGGGTGGAGGAAGTTTTTCATCAGATCAATCGAGTGCTCACGCTACAGCTACAGCACAAATGGTAGCTCAAAATAAAAGAGCAAGACTTACTTCGATACAAGCTAAAGGTAATGCTAGTGGATCTATCATTTTTAAAAGTGGCGGTGCTTCAGGTACAACAATAGCAACTTATTTGTTTGGCACTGAAGGTTTGGATATGTATCTTCCAGGAAACGGTATTTTGTTTGATGATGGTATTCATGCAACAATTGCTGGTACTGGTGGTGTAACAATTACATTTACGTAAGATGGATTTAGAATATTACTCTGATATTCTGGAATTAAAAAGAGGTGGCGATGTACAGCCACCTAAAACAAAAAAATATTTTAGGTCAACTAAATCAGGTGCTGGAATGACTGCAGCTGGAGTTGCAAGATACAGAAGAGAAAATCCTGGATCTAAATTAAAAACGGCTGTGACTGGAAAAGTCAAACCTGGCTCAAAAGCTGCTAAACGTAGAAAGAGCTTTTGTGCGAGGTCAGCGGGGCAAATGAAAAAATTTCCTAAAGCTGCCAAAGATCCAAATTCAAGATTGAGACAAGCTAGACGGAGATGGAAATGCTAGTTTATGTCTTATCTGAATGCTAACATACCACCAATATATTGTAAGGTAAGAAAGGAGTATCTTTATGATCTTAAAAAACATCACGGAGAAAGTGAAGACTGTGTGGTCTTCGGTCTTACATCCATTTCAGGACGTGCGATCTTATTTAACATCATGCTTCCCAACGGTGCATGCTTTTGGCGTTTGCCTATCTCAGCGTTTTTCCAAAAACAGTTTGATAGAGCCGATGTGCCGAATATGCAGACGCACGAGCTGGAATTGTGGAACTGTTTTAGTTATTGGCCTAGTGTTCATCGCTTTGATTGGTTGGCTGGTATAAAGGGAAAATATTTAGGCCTAGATAAAAAGTTTTATCATGGAGAATATTTATTCACAATTGATTGGGGGCATCCAGATGTTAATATATTGGATGTTGAACATTCTGAAATACCTCAAGAACATAAGTGTGCGCATATTATGGCTCTTAGCAACGGTAATTATGCAGCTCAGCCTAATAATCGTATTCTTTGGCACGTTAACAGTTATACTACTGATGACAGCTGGCCAGATTACAAAGTTCAGACTACATACTGGGACGCAGAGGATAACGACATGGTTACAGAAGATTCGGACAAAATGTTTTATGAAATGGAAGAGAAAAGAAAAAACACTGAGTCAAATGTTACAAGAGGGGTTCGAAAAAGAACAAAATGATTGATAAATTTATTTACAAATGTTTTGAGGCACTAGACAAAGTATGTGAATGGATGGATAATTTATTTAGTAAGAAAAAGAAAAAATGAGTAATAAACCTTTAAATATCGGAGAAGAGGCAAGGGTGCAAATGCCGATGAAGACGGTTGCTAGTTTGATCGTTATCGTAGCACTCGGGACGATGGGTTATTTTCAAATTGTAGAACGTCTTAATATTGCAGACACTCGTATACAATTGATGGAGAAAGATCTTGAAGAGAATACAGAGTTTAGAATTAAGTGGCCACGTGGACAACTAGGATCACTTCCTGCGGACTCGGAGCAATATATGATGATCGAGGATTTATACAAGACCACGGACAAGTTATCTGAACACATTGAAGGAATGGCTTTAAATAAAGTAAATATAGAATTTTTAAGAAAACAAATGGATAAAGTATTAGAAGATATTGAAAAATTAAAAGATGCTAATCGTGAGATTGGCTATAAAAATGGGAGTTACTCACAATGATAGAGTCTATAGTGGCCCTTTTGATGTTTGTAAACGGAGAGATTAAGGAGCACTTGGTGCAAAAAAATATGGCACATTGCCTTCGCGGGAAACGCCACGCAGAGAGGGAGTATTCAGAGACAGTAACCTACAAATGCTACAAGGGTAAAGCAAAGATAGAATTGTATCAAGGTAGAAAATATATCCAAGCTTTGATCCTTGAATGAAATTTATTCTAACTTTAATTATTTGCTCACAAGTTGCTAGTGAATGCATGCCATCATACAAATGGCCTGAAGATTTTAATTCACAGTACGATTGTTTGTTATTTGGATACAAAGAATCAATTGTTAAAATGGAAGAGATAGGACGTACAGATGTAAATAAATATGGCATATTTATAAAATTTTATTGCACTCCACAACCGCCTACAGTATAATAAGTTATGAATTTTAAATTTGATTTATTAAAAGCTATAAAAGAAAAAAAAACAAAAGAAAGCTCTATTGCTGTCTTACGAAAGAGAAGTAAAGACTCTGTTGCAAGACCAAGAGCAGAGAAAAATATTTTAAATACAAACCCTAATATGCAGAAAATATAAAACATCCATATAGATGTTATTTCCTCTTTTTTCGAAACCAATTTATATAGAATCGTTAGAAATAAATACTGAAAAAATTTGTAATATTTTACAAAATGAAAAGTTTGAAAATACTAATAATTCAAACTGCAAAAAATCAAATAATCAATATATACTTGACAGAGATGATATGAAGTTTTTAAAAGAGAAAATTTTAAAGTCTTTTCTAAATTATATTAATAAAAATTTAAAGTATGAACATAAAAAATTTAAAATTACTACTTCTTGGATTACAAAAACAATCGGATTAGGATCCTCTGAATTACATAGACATAGGAATAGTATGTTCAGTGGGTGTCTTTATTTAAAAACTGAACCAAAAAAAGCCTTAATAAACTTTGTTAATTTTGATAATAATTCGTTTCAATTAAATGTAGAGGAAAATAATATTTATAATTCTCAAGAATTTAGTTTTAAAATGAGTGAAAAAATTATTATTTTTTTTCCGTCAGAACTTCATCATGAAATTATAGCAAGTAATCAATCTATGGAAAGAATATCATTAGCATTTAATTTAATTCCTATAGGTTTAGTAGGAAATGAATTATCTGACAGTCATTGCAAAATTGCTTAAATATTATATAATTAACATATGAATCTTTCACGTAATTTTACTCTTCAAGAGTTAATCAAATCAGATACAGCCATTAGGTTGGACATAAACAACAATCCAAACTCAGGGCAGATAGAAAAATTAAAAGCACTCTGTGAAAATATTTTACAGCCCGTACGTGATCACTTTGGTAGAGTCAAGGTAACGTCAGGGTTCCGTAGCGAACAGCTGTGCCTAAAAATCGGCAGCTCAGTCAACAGCCAACATGCAAAAGCTGAGGCTGCAGATTTCGAATGTATGGGTACAGATAATGCTGAATTAGCTGATTGGATCAATCAAAACCTAGACTATGATCAATTGATACTTGAGTTCTACACTCCCGGTGAGCCCAACAGTGGATGGATCCACTGTAGCTATGTTTCTGACCAACCAAGAAAACAATTTTTACATGCATATAAATCAGAAGGTAAAACCAAGTATAAACCAATAATAGGAAAAGCAGCGGATCTTGTATGATCCATCACAATATTTACAAAGTTCCTAAATTTATAGAACATAAAAAAAATATTATAGATCTTATTTATAAAATACCAATAAATCCTTTAAGAAACTTAGGAGAAAAAATATCTCATCAAGATTATAATTTACCAAAAAATATTGAAAGAGAATATATTGATTATTTTAAAGAAAATATTTTTAAGGATTTTGCAACAAATTTTTGTAATTTTATAGGTATTAATAGAATTGAAATTTCTGAGTTATGGTTTCAAGTTTATGAAAAAGAAGATTTTCACGAATATCATACACATATGAAAACTAATTTTACCAATGTATTTTATATAAATTTACCTCACCGGGAAATAAAGACACAAATAAAAGACAAATATAAAAATTTTAATATTAACGTAGAAGAGGGAGATATATTATCTTTCCCTGGGTATTATGCTCATTGTTCTCCTATAAATATTTATGATGAAAGTAAAATAATAATATCATTTAACATGGATTGTGTGTATGGTAAAAATTATAATTTAAAATAATATGAAGATAAATTTGTTTGAAACAAGTGTTTACATTGATAATATTGACACTGATAATATTAACTTAGAAAATAAAGGTTTTGAAAAGACATGGCTTTCAGAAACAAATAGTAGCTACAATTTTAAAAATAATATTGATAATACATCGATAAAATATTTACTGAGTAAAATAGCAAATTTGTTAAAACAAAATATATCAAAACCATTTAACCTTAATTTAATAAATATTTGGGAAAATAATTATGCAGAAAGTGGATATCAAGAAAAACATATTCATGCGCAGTCTCACTTTTCTTTTATAATTTATAAAGATGTAAAAGAGTCAAATACAGTTTTTTTTAATCCAAATGATAAGTTAATAAGTGCATTTTATAATGATAGCATTTTGAATAAATCTAATTTTTTTGTTCAAAAATTTGAACCTAAATGTAGAAAAGACCAAATAATTTTATTCCCAAGTTTTATTGAGCACATGGTTAAAAATAACAAAAATAATGCTACAATATCTGGAAATGTAAACATAGAAATAATGGAGTAGAAATGGCAATAACTAGATCACAAATACCTAAACAAGTTGAGGGCAAGCTTCGTGGTGCGAGAGACGAGAAGGAAAAAAAGAAGAGAGTAAAGATAGCTATAAAGCGTAAAAAAAACCCATTGTCTAGGACTTTTACTGCTTAATAAAAAATGTTATAATCTTGCATGACTAAATTATGTGCAAGAGGCAAAGCTGCCGCTAAAAGAAAATTTCGTGTTTATCCCAGTGCATATGCTAACGCCTACGCTAGCAAAATTTGTGCGGGTAAAATCAAAGATCCATCAGGTTTAAAAAGAAA